GCAGTCAGCGCCAATTGCGCGAGGTCGCTGACGACATCGATCAGCTATCCAGGTTGGCGCAAGAAAAAGAGAAGCTGGAAGAAGTGCTTCGGCGCGGAACGGATCGCGCTAGGGACGATGACAACTACGAGCGGCTTTCCAGCGTTCTGGATGAGTTTTCGCGGCTTGCCATGGGGGCGCAGTACAGGCTTGATCAGCTATCGACTGACGATACCGACCAAGGTCCAGTCGAGGAACTGCAGAGTCGACTGCGAGACGTGATCTCCCATTCCGGCGTCGACGTTCACTGATATGATCACAGCACACGAGCCGTCGCGCTAACCCATGCCCTTCCCGCGCCTGCAGCCCCGCGAGCATGCCGCGCGGATAGCCTCGCTGCGCCTTGTGCAATCCCACGAAATCGCACTGGAACGGCACTTGGCGCGTGTATTCGTCGCCATCGGCCGCAACGCCATGTCGCGCTATGTGGCCGGTGGTGAGCCCACCGACGCCGTCGCGCCCGCGATGATCTCCAATGTGCTCGCCCCCTCGATCCGCGAGACGGCGCGCATGTTCGGGCAAATGATCGGCGCCAAGTCGGCATGGCTCGGTATTGAGCGCAAGCTGTTCGAGAGCCTCGACGCGGACACGGAGGAGTTCCTGCGCCAGTACACGGCAGAGCGCGTGGTGCAGATCTCGGACGCGCTGAAGCGCCAGATCACCAACATCATCCGCGACGGCCTTGCCAACGGCACATCCACCGAGGAGGTCGCCCAGGCGATCGTCGACGCCACGTCCGGCACCATGGCGCTTGCCCGCGCCCGCCGCATCGCCCGCACTGAGACCCACACCGCGAGCATGGTCGGGCAGTTCGGAGCAGCGCGGGCCTCGCCGCTGCAATATCGCAAGACGTGGCTCGCAACGGAGGACGCACGCACCCGGCCCGATCATGCCGAGGCCAACGGCCAGACGCAGCCGCTCGACGAGCCGTTCACTGTCGGCGACGAGGAGCTGATGTTCCCCGGCGACCCGAATGGATCGCCCGGCCAGGTCATCAACTGCCGCTGCGTCATGACGCTGGAGCCGGTCGCGCTGCTCGACCTGCCGGAGAGCCCCGAGGTGCCGCCAGAACCGCCGCCGACACCCGACGAGGTTCCGCCCGAGGAGATCAGCGCCGGCGACCTGGAAGACGACACTGATGCCTGGCGCGCGTTCTACGATCAGCTGCGCACCCGCTACACGCTGCCGGCCGACGTCACGTTGTATGCCGTCGGCGCCGAGGTGGGCCTGCCGCAGTTCGGCACCGCCGAGGATCTGCAGGACCTCGTCGGCACCGAACTTGTCGTGCCGCGCTATGCGTCCCTGAACCCCATCCGCGTCGGCACCGAGTTCGTGGGCCTGGCGGATACGTTCCCGCTGTTCGGCCGCCCCGTGGTAGCGGAGATCTCTGCGCCGGCGGGCACGCCTATCGAGGGCGGGCGCGAGATTGCCATGGGCGTGCAACTCGCCTCGTCGGTGCGCATCGTCGTCACCGGCGTTCGCCAAGAGCGCTGGGGCGAGACACAGGACGCCGCCGGCGTCGAGCGCGACCCCGCGCCGGCACGCTACCGCCATCGCCGCCTGCCTGCGGGCCGCGGCGTGACCGTCGTCGAAGCAGAGGTGCAATCATGAGCACTGAAACCAAAATCGCCGGCGGCAGGAATGCCGCGTGGGACCGGCTGCAATCGCTGATGCAGGAAGTCATCGGCCTTTGCTCAGACATGGGCCTTGATGATTTTGCCAGCCGCTTGGGCGACATCTACGGGGACATGCACCACGTAAATTGGGACGAATACGGCAGTGGCTACGGCAGCAATGCCGACGACCGGCCAATCGCCCGGAAAACCGCCGGCGCCCATTCCGTCTACAGGTGACCATCATGACCATGCCGCTGACCCGCGGCGAGCTGGAGCACAAGGCCGTCCGGCTCGAAGTGAAGTTCTTGCCCCAGGAGGGCGAGGGCGTGTTCGAGGGCTACGCTTCCACCTTCGGCAACGAGGACCAGGGCGCGGACATCGTCGCCCGTGGCGCGTTCGCGAAGTCTCTGCAGGAGCGTGGCAGCAACGGCGTCAAGATGCTCTATGAGCACGACCCGTGCCAGCCGATCGGCCGTTGGCTCTCGCTGAGCGAGGACAGCCAGGGCCTGCTCGGCAAGGGCAAGCTCAGCCTCGGCGTGTCCAAATCGCGTGACGTTTACGAGCTGCTCAAGGACCGCGTACTCGACAGCCTGAGCATCGGCTATCGCGTGGTTGACTCCACAACCGAGCGCGGCAACGCGGCGGTGCGTGTCCTGAAGGCCGTCGACCTGAGAGAAATCTCAGTTGTGGCCTTCCCAATGAACGAGAAGGCTGTTATCCAGGCGGTGAAATCGACCGATTTGCCGTCCGATATCGCCTTCTTGCGCGAGTTCGAGCGGCGGCTGGTGAGCGAGTCCCAGCTTAGTCGGTCGAAAGTGGGCGACGTAGTTGCCCTCTATAAGTCCCTGATCAAGGCCCTGAGCGAGTCGGGCGGCGAGCAGGTTGCGGACGCTGTGTGCGTAAAGCAACCGGACGTCGCTTGGCAGGTTCCATTCGTGGACGAGCTGCGACGTCTCACCGACGTGGCCCGTTCCTAGGAGCTTGCCAAGATGGCAGACGGCGGAAATCCCCTCCCCACGGAGGTCAAGGCCCTCTTCGACGACCTGCAGAAAGCCCTCCTCACCAATCGCGCGAAGGTCGAGGAACTGGAGAAGCAGATCAAGAAGGGCGGCGAGGACGCAGTAACGAAGGCGGAGTTGAAGAAGACCGACGACGCGTTCGAGGAGTTGAAGAAGAAGACCAACGACGAGCTCAACGCGCTTCACAAGAAGGCGTCCCGTCCGAACGTCGCAGAGACGCCAGAGGCCAAGAAGGCGCTGGAGGTCGAGAAGAAGTACAACGTCGAGATGCGGGAGTGGTTCCTCGAGAAGGGGGTCGCTGCTCCGATCGACGAAGCGGGCGCTGGCACATTCCGCAAGGCATACGCTGACGCCTGCGCAAAAATGGTCCGGCGCGGGGAAAAGGCGCTGACCCCGGACGAGATGAAAACCCTGTCGGTAGGATCAGCGCCCGACGGCGGTTTTTATGTCGAACCGGCCCGCTCCGACCAAATCATCACCCGCATGCGGGAGACCTCGGCGATGCGCGAGGTTGCCAGCGTGATCACTATCAGCTCGTCGTCGATCAAGTTCCCGGTCGACCGTGATGATGCTGGCTACGAGTGGGTAGGTGAGCAGTCGACGCGCAACGTTACGACCACACCGCAGATTGGTGAGCTCGAGATCCCCGTGCACGAGATCTCGGCGATGCCCAAGGCGACGCAGAACCTGCTGGATGACGCGGCCTTCGACGTTGAGGGCTGGCTCAATGACAAGATCGGCGACCGCTTCGCGCGTGCCGAGAACACCGCGTTCGTGACGGGCACGGGCGTCGCCAAGCCTGCCGGCTTCGCCAGCCAGGTACAGGGCTCATTCGTCACCACGGCAGACGCAACCCGCGCTTTCGGCGCGTTGCAGTACACCTATACCGGCTCGTCCGGTGCGTTCCGCACGGCCAGTGCCACCGCATCGCCGGCCGACGATCTGCTCGATCTGATCTACAAGTTCAACGCGGGATATCGCCAGAACCTGCGCTGGGCCATGAACAAGACCACGCTCGGTGCGTGTCGCAAGTTCAAGGATCAGAACGGCAACTTCATCTACGACTACAAGCTGACCGCACAGGGCGTCATCGACAGCCTATTCTCCTACCCGGTCACCGAGTTCGCGGACATGGCCGACTACACCACGGCCAACGCCTTCGCGATCGCTCTCGGCGACTGGAAGCGCGGCTATCTCGTGGTCGACCGGCAAGGCATGCGCCAGCTGCGCGATGTCTACACCGCCAAGCCGTACACGCTGTTTTACACGACCAAGCGCGTGGGCGGGGCGATCATCGACAGCGACGCGATCAAGCTGCTGAAGTTCGGCACGTCCTGATCCGAAGCCAACGCAATCGAGCGGGGCTTCGGTCCCCGCTCCTGGACCACACTCACTAGGAGATCAGGACCATGATTGGTCGCGACGCACTCAATACCCTGAGCTTCGAGCGGGCGCTGTCGCCCCTCACGCAGACCAATGCCGATACGGCCTTCGTCTCGCAGATCATCGACATGAGCACCAAAATGGCGCTCACCTTCGTGATCCTGCTCGGCGCGCTGACGGATGCCGGCTTCACCACGGTCGTGCTGATGGAGGAGGGCGACGACAGTGGCCTCTCCGATGCGGCGGCGGTGGCCGATGCCGACATGCTCAGCATGACAGCGGGCACTGCCCCGGAGACGGCGGCAGCCTTCACCCAGGCCGACGACAACGGCATCAAGACTATCGGCTATGTGGGAACCAAGCGCTACGTGCGCCTGACAGTCACGCCGACGGGCAACTCGTCGGGCGACATTCCGATCGGCATCCTCGCCCTCGGCATCCCGCGCAAGCGGGGCAATACGCTCGGCTCGTAACGGTGACACGCGACACACGACGCCGGGCAGGCACTGGCCGGCCCGGCTGTTGACCTGGAGAGACCATGGCAATTTCGTCCGCTCAGGAACGCCTGCTGGAGCGCGTGTTCGGCGCCTACGGCGATAGCGCCGCGCGCCGCGCCCTTGTGGCCTTCATGGCCGACGCGCTCGGTTTCGGCCGCAGCGGCGACAATCTCACCGGTGCGCTGGTGATCCCCGGCGCGACGGTCGGCACGGTGGCGGATGATGCGACCATTGCCGTCGAGGAATTCTCCAACGGCCTCGACCACCTCACGAAGCTGACGCTCACCGCCTTCGCGGTCGGCACGGGTGACGATAACGCGGACCTCGCCATCGGCGCCAAGGTCTACACCTTCCCCGCCGGCACCATCGTCGCGCTGGAGGCGTCCATCGTCGGCACCTTCGATCAGGCCTCGCACGGCACCATCACCGACGGCGAGTGCGGCCTCGGCACAGTCATCGGCTCCACTGCGGTGGACACGCTCGGGGAAGTGGGCGCCACCTCGGAAAACATCCTCGAGGGCGATATCGGCGTGCTCTCCACCTACGTGCTCGGCACGACCGTCGTGCAGGCGGCGGACCGCTGCGGCGCCGCCGTGCAGAGCCTGACGATCCTGTCGGCCAGCGTCCATGACGTATTCCTGAACCTCGCCGCGACGTGGCCGAACATCGCGGCGGCCGAGGCGGTCACGTTTACGGGCGTGATCACCATCAAGTGGCGGAAGATCAGCTGATGACACTCCTTCGGCAGACCAATCTCGACGGCGTTCACGAGACGCTCGAAGCCGGCCTGACTGGCACGGTGCTCGACTTCACGCCGGTGCTCGACACCAGCATCTATGCGGATGGCGATGTGCTATTCGACACCGCTGCGCTCGCCAGCGCGTTCGACTACGCCGCGGGCGTGCGCACGCTGCAGAGCGTCCAGGTGCTCGATGAGGACGATCAGGGCATAAAGATCGATCTGATCTTCCTCGACAGCAACGTGTCGCTTGGGACCTTTAACGGCGCACCGAACATCTCGGACGCGAACGCGCGCAAGATCATCGGCTCCTGCTCGATCCTGACTACCGACTATGTCGACTTCGGAGGAGCGCGGATCGGCAGCAAGGGCAACATCGGGCAGCTCCTGAAGGCTGCAGCCGCCTCGACCACGCTCTATGTCGCCGGCATAACCAGGGGCGGCACGCCGACCTATACGGCGTCAGGGCTCAAGTTCAAATTCGGGTTCCGCTGATGCTCGCCGGGCTGCTTCCGTCCTGGCTGCGCCCGGCCCCACCGAAGGTCCATGCCATGCGCGTCGGCGCCCACAACCTGAACCCGCCCAAGCCGACCATCCGCATTTTGATGCTGGAGACCAAGAAGGGCGCACCCGACGGCATCACAACTGTCGACTACGAGGCCGGGAAGATTTACGACGTGCCCGAGGATCTGGCGGCTTGCTTTTTTTCGACCCACAGCGCCGATCCGGCTGAGGCGCACGAACTGGCGCAAGGCGGCGTCCTGCCAAAGGGCGGGCCCTATCTCGTGGGCACAGGCGACCACGAGTATCACATCCCGCTGGACACGGCGGCCGAAGAGACTCATTCCGAGGCTGAGCAAGCAGCAACGGAGCAGCAGGATGACGCCGCAGGGGGCCCTATCGAAGATGACCGCGGCACTGGCGAGGATCGGCCGGCGCGGCGATCGCGCGGACCTCGACGCATTCATGGCCAGTGAGCAGGGCGCCATGCTCAAGGCGCTCATCCCGCTCCGGAGCATGCCCGCCGTGACCGCTGCCTACGACAAGGCGCTGAAGGCCATCGAGCAGCGGCACAAGCCGCTCGCCAAGGGGCCGCACCGGGCGCGGTGGGATGCCGGCATGGTGGAGCGTCTACGGCTGCTCTGGGCTTTCCACAACGGCAACGCATACCGAGTGGCGCGGGATCTCCGTGTCACTGAGAGGGCTGCCAGGCGAGCCTATGAGCGGTTCCTTATCGCAGGGACCCCACCTACCAGCCAGCCGCAAGCGCGGCTTGCGCGGGCGGCGTAGGGGCGCGCAGTGGCCCCCCAGCAAAAGAAGCTCCCGCCCGACGTGCCGACACACGAAGGCCAGCGCGTGGAATTGCGAGGGCGTGGCGGGCGCGGCGTCGTTGTGAGCCTGCATGCTGGCGTTGGCTTTGGGCTTTGGGTTGCCGTTGCATGGGACGGTGCTGGCTTGCCGCGGGTCTGTGGTCAAGCCGAGCTGAAGGTGATCGGATGACATCTCTCACCACCCTCCGTGGCTCCCTTGAGCTGATCACCGCCCCGGCCACGGAGCCGGTCACGCTTGCAGAGGCAAAGGCACACGCCCGCATCGATATCACGGACGACGACACGCTACTGACGGACTACATCACCGCCGCGCGTGAGCTTGTCGAACGCACCACGGGCCGGGCGCTGATCACGCAGACCTGGCGCCTGACGCTGGACTGCTGGCCGGGCACAACGGAAATGCCGTGGCTCGATGGCGTCGCCGATCTGCCGGTCACCTACGGCGAGGCCAGCCAGATCGAGATCCGCAAGGCGCCGTTCCTGGCTGTGACCACCGTGCAGACGCTCGACGAGAGCGACGTGGCCACGACTTGGGCGGCGAGCAACTACTACGTCGGCAAGCGCCACGGCTTCGGCTTGCTCTGCAAGAAGAAGAGCGT